CTGTTGTCTCTGGTTGGCTTCAATGGCAAAGACCTTGTTGTTGCCTGGGCGGTAGCAAAGAAAGAATCTAATGGGCGACCATTAGCATTTAACGGAAACCACAAGACTGGTGACTCATCTTATGGTATGTTCCAAATTAACATGATAGACAACCTTGGTCCTGACCGTAGAACTAAGTTTGATCTTGAGTCAAATGCTGAACTATTCAATCCCGTCAAGAATGCAGAGATTGCATACTATATGACAAATGGTGGAGATGATTGGTCCTCATGGAAGGGCATCACTCCAAGAACCAAATACTGGATGGCTAAATTTCCTAAGTAATATCTCAAATTAGGACCCCTCTTAGGAGGGGTTCTTTTTTGTTTCCTGAAGTATCCAGTTGTAGGTTTTTTCAATTCCGTCTTTAAGAGACATTGAGTAATCCCAGCCTAGTTTTTCTCTTACCAAGTCATTATTAGAATTTCTTCCTCTAACTCCCAAAGGTCCAGGGATATGCATCTTGCTCAAAACCTTGCCCTCAATACTGCAAGCAATATCTACCAACTGGTTGATAGTAACCATTTCTTCAGATCCAATATTAACAGGACCAGTAAAGTCTGATTTCATAAGTCTTCTTGTTGCTTCTATGCATTCATCTATATATAGGAATGAACGGGTTTGTTCTCCATCCCCCCAAATTTCTATAAAGCCATCTGACTGTATAACTTTTCGACACATTGCTGCAGGAGCCTTTTCTTTTCCACCATCCCAAGTTCCTTCTGGTCCATAGATGTTGTGATATCTGGCAATCGCTACGGGAATTCTGTTGTTTTTATTAAAGGCTAAGAACATTCTTTCACTAAACAATTTTTCCCAGCCATACTCGCTGTCAGGATCGGCAGGGTATGCGTCAGACTCTTTTAATCCAGGATTATTAACATCCAACTGCTTATAGTCAGGATACATACAGGCAGAACTTGAATAAAATATTTTGGTTTTATTAATATCATATTTTGCGTTTAGTCTTGATTGTGCCCTAAGCAAGTTAAGGTTTATAAGTGCAGAGTTTTCCATAATCTGGGAATCGTGTTCTCCAGTAAATATATATCCAGCGCCACCCATATCTGCAGCAAATTGATAAATCTCATCAAAACTAGTAATTAACTTATATGGTATTTCGCTATAAAAGTTTCCTTGATATCCTTTAAACTGAATTGCCTTTTCAACATTTTCATAAACGGACAGATCTCTTTCAATGAACTCGTCTGCCTGTGTGTTAGAAAAATCAGGATGCTTTAGATCAACACCTCTAACCCAGTATCCTTCTGACTTAAGTCTATTAACCATGTGGCTACCGATAAAGCCACCTGCTCCAAGGACTAATGCTGTTTTCATACTATCTCACAATTCTCTCACTTAAAGTATATATCCCTATTTTAAAATATTTAGGATATTAGTTTTTCCCAAAACTCAGAAATATGCAACTGCTTATGTAGCCCAGGGTGTGGCCAGTGCGCTCCAGGCCCCTTTAGTCTTCCATAGTCATATGCAATTTTGTGGTAGTCATAGCCATAGTCAAATATTTCTGGGTACATGTCTTTCCATCCATGATGGCACCCTTGCCAATTTATCATCTCAAAATGCTTGGTAAGTTCAGGCACACTGTTTGCAACAAAACCAAGTTCAAAGTCTGCTGGAAACTCTTTCTTTGTTGTGTCTGAAACATAATGCCTAAAGTTGTCTTTTAAGAATTGTTCTTGTTCATCTGTCATTCCGTGTGACCAAGAAGACCAGTACAGTTTAATTCCGCTTGCCTCACAGAATGCTTCTAGCATTTTAATATGATCTAGATTTTGATAATAAACCCACTCATATGGCAAAATCTCTTCATAGTTCCAAGGTGCTGATGCTTTTGTTTTTTTTGCACTATGATTAATAAACCACTCCTGCATTCTTTCCCCGTCTGGGCTAACAAAATAAAATCTTTCAAAGTTTGCAAAATGAGCAATAACAATCTCTGGCTTATATTGATATTGATGAATCATTCCTAAAAAACTAGAAACCAACTTGTTTGCAGATGCTCCAGAATAAGATATATTTCCTATAGGGACCCCAATACGATTAGATAGAAGGTCGGTCCACCTAAGATGTTCTGGAAGTCCTTGGCCAAGCGTTATAGAGCAACCTAGGGCTACTATTGGTGGCTTTGTCGCAAACTCTATGGATCTTAGGTTATCGCTATTCCATTTATAATTGTATTCTGGTCTTGGTACTTCTGAATGCCCTGCCAATATTTCAGTAGTATGAGAATAATCCTTTTTTGGTTGTGTTTTATCAATACCCATATGAGGAATAACTCTAGGATTAAACATATCAAAAAGCATTAGTAAATAAACTTACCCTTTTTTATTTTTTTATACTTACGCCACATTTTAAACTTATAAAAAATTCTTTTTAACATTTTGATTCTGGCCATTCTCTCCACCACATTTTTCTGCCATTCTCTAAAGAAGATCCATTCCAAGAGTAACGAGTTGATGTTGTCTTTGGTGGGTTGTCAAAAAAGTCCCAAGTCTCAATTCCTTTTTGATTTCTATTTCTATGAATATAGGCAGTATATGTGCTTCCAGATGTTCCAACAAAGTTTGTAGCATTATGCATTACCAAGTTACATATAAGTCCAAAAACTACTTCATCCTGAAATGGCAAAGCCATAAATTCATCTCTAAAATTATGCACAATATATTCATCTAACAGTATAAACCTATGCTTATTATCTTGTACCATTTTATGTCCTGGCTCACAAGTTGATAAAACTACAGGAAGATTATTCTGTGCAAATTTATCTAGCCATGACTCAAACATTTCTTGTTTTGTTTCAAACATCTTTATGTGATCCGATAATCTTAAGTGCATTCCTTGAAATTCTCCGATAGAGTGATATATTTTGTTTGCTAAATCTACATACTCTTTTTTAAATCTGACTGAAGATATTGCTTTGTTTAGGCTATCACTTCTTTTATAAAAAAATCTTGAGTACCAGCCGAGAGTCAATTTTAAATGAAGTGTTTTATCTAGTGGAAGTCTTTTTCTTCCTTCTGCAAAAAGAAACTCATCTCCAGTTATTTCTGGTTGATTACTATAATAAAAATTATTCATAATATCATCAATAACTAGTTCTTCTTGTTCAAAGTGATCTATTTTTTCATCAATTATAATTATGTTTTGATCAAAATCCATAAGGTCTAGCAAGTGAGGAAATTGGTTATCGTTTGTAAAACCTTTTCTTTGTTCATTATAAAACCTGCTTGGACTAAAAATTGGAATTGTATCAGTAAAATAAAGTTTTGGGTCTGCTGTATATCTTCCATAGTGCATAATGACTGGAACATTTAGTTCATGAGATAACCCTGCTGCCAACTCAAGGCTCATTACCTGATTTATTAAACCTGTAGGATTATATAACTGAAAGAATAATTTATTCATTTACATAGTTTCTTTTATTGTTTCTTTGCCTTCAACTGGTTTACGAATATCAGTATATAGATATTGTGGACCATGCTTAAAGAACCAATGATCTGGCTCTGTATAAAAAAAGAATGCATTAGCAACTAGATTGTGTTCTGGATCTGGAAATTCTTCCCTCCAATGTAACTGATCATTACCATAAGAAATAACTGCATCATTTTCTTCTGCCTGAAATTTTTCACCTTCTACATAAAAGTCCCAAGGTGTTTTATGAAAAATTGTATAGTTTATATGGTATGTGCAAGCGTTATCATCTACATGCTTCCATAATTTTGCTTCTTTTCCCTCATAAATACTTAATAGGCACCAAGATGGCACAAGAGTTTCTGATTCAAACTCTTCTCTTGCTAATGGTAAAAGCATTTCGTGAAATCTTCTTAATGGCTCAATTGCAGGACCGTGAGTATTATCCCAAATTGTCCATTGATGTCTTCCAAAACCTCTATCATACGTGCTTTTGTCTGTTGACCAAAGATTCATTGCAAGATTTTGTAAAGCCAAATGCTCTTCTGGTGGAAAAACTGTCTTTAACAGGTATGCTGGTTTCATTTTACCACTTTCCTAGTGGGCAAACCGCTTTTTCTAATTTTGTTTTTACTTTCATAAGGCAGCCACACTTTTTACATTGACTAGTTAGTTTAATTAATTCTGGACATCCTTTACAGATGGAAAATCTTTCTTTTGCTACTTCTTCATCTGCCCACTCAGTATTTGGATTTACAACATCCCAAGGTCTTGTATCTCCAAGCATCTGCTTGTATTTTTGCAGTGGCGATAGATTCTCTTCCATTATATTTCCTCTCCAATTGTAACTTGTGGATTGCTAGAAAGAATTGCAATCTTCATTCCGTTTTCTGGTGTATCTGCAACACCATAGAAAAACTTATATTCGTTGTCTACAATAAATGCAAACTTTCTAAAACCATCATCTTTTTTAGCAAGAGGTCTTGGTTCTCTATTTTCTGGATCTATAAAATCTTTACCGTTCCAAATAGAGCCCTGCTCTGGATTATATTCTAAATCAGTTATTTCTACAACAGATGGACTAGAAGATAGTGAATTAAATACCAAAACATCTGTATCTCTTACTGGCAAACCTGTCTCAGTGTCTGTCTCTATATAAATAAAATCAATGACTTCGTCTTCAGCATTTAATTTAAATTGCATTTTTTCTCCTTTTAATATAGTATATCATATTGCATTTTTATGCACAACCAAAATTATCGGTATAAGGAGGGCAAGCACTTGCTCCTCCACATCCATAGTTAATATAAGTATATGTTGCTGCCCATCCATTACAGGTATAACCATCAAATACGCAGTTTGCAACGCATGCTGTTGGTGAAGACGCTGTAGGTGTCGCAGCAGCAGGTGTAGGAGCAACTGGTGTAGGAGCAGCACAACCTGGACATTCATTTAAGTAGTAGTTGGCACATCCTAGAGGCGTTCTACACAATGTTCTAGTTCCGCATCCATCAGAACAGTCTTGTACTTCTGTTCCTGCAAGTCCGCTATATCCAGTACACGCTGTACAGTCTAGTGCTGCAGTAGGAGCAGGGCTAGGTGCAACAGGTGCAGGTGCAACAGGTGCAGGTGCTACAGGTGTGCTACATCCAAGACCTACATAGAACTTAGTTCCTGAACTTCCATCAGAGCACTTGTACCACTTCTCTTGGTAATTGCTACATCCTGGACATGAACCATCAGGGCAAGAACCACTGTAGACTCCTCCACTTGTAACTCCATAGGTGTCATTGTTTGGACATGTTAGTGCTGTTGGTGCTGGAACTGGCGCTACAGGAGCAACTGGTGCTGGAACTGGCGCTACAGGTACTACAGGTGTTGGTGCTGGTGTAGGTGCAACACATCCTGGTAAAGAAACTGGCCCTGAAGCAGAACAATTTATAGATGCTCCTGGATCAATACTTAGTACAAATGCTCGGTAAGTTGTACAATCGGAATAAAGCATATTTGGAACTGTGCTTGAGTCATTGCTTGTACCGCCATCACTAAAGCATACTGCGTGATAAATTGTAGAAGTCTGTACTGCTGGAACTGGTGTAGGCGCAACTGGTACTGGAACTGGTGCTACAGGAGCAACTGGAGCAGCAACTGGTGTCGGTGCTGGGGCGGTTCCACATGATGGGGCTCCAGGCGATGAAGCAGTAGAGCACTGAATATTTGTTGCTCCTGCGTAACTTAAGACATCATAGTATGTTGCACATGCAGTATTAATATTTGTAGAAAGAATGTTGTCTGCATTAATTGCATATGATTCAACTTGTGGCCCACCTTGAGGATCACAATATGATAAATAAACTGTTCCTGGTGCAACAATTACCGTAGGAGTTGGTGCTGGTGTTGGTGCTGGTACAGGAGCAACTGGTGTAGTAGAAACACAACCTGAATTACTACAACTTGGAAGAGTTGCCCCAGAAGCATCTGTTCCAGAATTTGTACAAAGATTTGTTGAGTATGTTCCTATTTCATTATCAAGGAAATCATACACTATGTAGTTACATTTTCCGTCATAATATGTGAAAACATAGTAGTTAGGTTGAGCAGTTGGAGTAACAGGAGCAACTGCAGGAACAGGAGCAACTGGACTTGTTGGAGTTGCTACAGGTGTTGGAGCCACTGCATTTGCGGTAAAGGTTATAGATCCTTGAGCACTTGTATATCCAGAACGAGATGCAGTTATATAAACTGTGTAAGATTGACCACTAGTTAATCCAGAAATATTAAATTCTTCTGGGAACTCAGGGTTTTGTGTTCCAAGATTTGATGTGTATGTATTATCATTACTATGATTTGTTACTGTAACATTTGCATAAACTGCACCATTAAATCCGTCTGGTCCCATACTTACAGAAAGTGATGGGGTTGCAAGAGTAGGTGTTTGAGCAACTGGAGTTGTAGGTTGAACAACTGGAGAAACTATTGGTGTTGGAGCAGTTGGCTGAACAACAGGGGCAACTGGAGAAACTATTGGTGTTGGTGCAACAGGAACTACTGCAGGTGTTGGAACTGGAACTGGTGCTACAGGTGTTGGAACAGGTGTTGGAACTACTACGTTAAGTAAGTTTCCAAAAAAAAACCATGTATTGGTGTCTATTTTAACCAGAGTACCTTTTGAATATTGTCCATCTAGAGATTTTATTCCAGCCTTGCTATTAATTGAAACAGCGTCACTGCCTTCAGATACAGTTACTGAACCAGTGCCTGTTTGAATTATATCAATTGAATATCCCACTGGAATTTCTACTAAAGCGTTTGCTGGAAGAGTCACAACTATTGGGTTAGAAGAATACAAAATAGCAGTCTTTCCAACATCATCGGGTGATAAGATAAAGTTTTCTGTTTTTGTTATAACTGTTCCAACATTTGCAAGTTGTGGAACAACATCAAATCTTGCGTCAACAGAGTTCCAATCAATAGCATCTCCTGCAAGAGCAGGATATCCTCCAGTAGCACCGCTTATTGCAGTTGTAACTGCAGTTGCTACAAATTGCTGTGTTGCAAGGTTTGCTGTATTTGCTATTCCGTGAACATTTGTTGTTGCTGCATTGTGTGTTGTAATTGCAGTATTTCTATTTGTTGTTTCTACAGCAATTGCAGCATTTCTGTTTGTTACTTCTGCTGCATCAGCATTTTTAAGAGTTTGTAGATGTGCTGCAACAGATGGGTTTGCAAGCAAGGTTGCTTCATTTGTGTTAGCACCGTCATAGGTATATGATCCGTAGTGATAAAGTCTTAGCGCTGCCTGAATATCGGCTGCATCTGAAAGACCAGGTATTTTTGCAGGGAACAGGCCAGTACCATTGATAGTACCATCAATATTCTCTGCTGCCATTATAGATCACCCTTTTTCATTATACCACCGTAATAAAAAGATGAACATACTTTGGGCCAGCCATAGGTACCCATTCTCCATCTAGATATTCTATTCCTTCTATTTCAAGTGGCAAAGCGATAAATCCTTGAGTAGTGTTTAGTTCTTTTATAATTAGGTTTGTTGCTAGAGGTCCAGCACTTTCTGGTGAAGATATAGAGTACTGTACGCTAAATCTTGAAGAAGTGACTGTTCCTTCTGATAGATCATAAATGTCTGCAAGGTTTATGGGTGCAATAGTTATTTTGCCACCTACTGGTGTTAAGGGCCCTTTGGTTTCTGAATAAAAGTTTGACTTTAAACTAACTAGAGGAATCCATTGTGTTTCAGTAGGACCTGAGATTCTTTGAAATACTGTTTTGTATGTTGGAGAAGATGGGCTATAGTCTATTGCAATATCTAATGCCTGGATGTCTTGAGAAATTGAATCATTAACAAACTTTTGCCTTGGATCTCCCTGGACTCCAATAATGATACTTCCACGATCACCAGTTGGTCCAAAATCTAAATCAAGGCTAATTGTTTCTGGTCCACCAAAAACTGTTAGGTCATCATTAGATAAAAGTATATCTGCCACGACTAAGCCCCTGTTGCAGGGAATACTGCAGTAACTATTCCTGAGTTAATTGCGTTTGTAACAACTGTTGCATGCTCTACTGTAAATCTGTTTGCTGGGGTTCCAGTAATATAGTATGGAGGTTTTACAGTTAGCGTAATCTTTGCAACATAAGAAGTGGAAGCAACAAAGTTTCCAACCAGTGGTGTAGTTGCATCTGACTCAAACCAAGCAACAGTTCCTGAATGTTCTGCTGTTTCAAAAACAGATGTTACTGGGGTTGCTCCCTTAACTGGCTTAGTAACTCCTCTAATATTATAGTTTGACAAAGTGGCACTAGTATTTTCTCTTGCTCCAGTAATCTGATCTGTTACTGTTATTTTACCTGTCATTAGAGTGTATACTTTTTCATAAAATGGATTGTCGTAATTTCCTTCTGCTGCTCTTACTTCAACATCATAAACATATTCTGTTCCAGCGTTTAGGGCAACTGAGTCGGATGGTCTAATTGCACACTGAACAAATGTTCCGTCGTCGGATATTCTAGCAAAGCATCTAATTGGAACTACTGGTGTAGAAACTCCATTTATAATTTGAGTTGCACCACGGGCTGAGGCAATTGAAAACTGTGCGCTATCGTATGGCGCTGATGTGTCTAAAACATAGTCTGGGTTGTTGGCAAAGTTTGTTGGCACATTAAAAGCACTTAAAAGGTGTGCTGTTCCATCGTTCTTTTTTGGGTAGATACGAAACTCAAAGGTATCACCCTTATAGTAATTAAAGTCATAGGTCGCTGGAAATGCCATGGTTTTATTATACCACGCTGACATATACAGAATTGAGTATTACCGATGCATCAAAGTCTGATTCTCAATAAATATATTTTGAGTAACTGAAAGGTTGTATGTGTTTTGATATTTAAGGGAACCAACAAAGTTAACAAACTCTTGCCCCTTGCTTGCAAAATATGTCCTTAGCCAAACCTCAGTATTAGAAGTATATGTGGTTAGTTCAAAGTTATATGTTACGAACACTTGGGATCCTTCTTTGATGCCGTGGAAGTTTAGGGCTCTCTGATGACTGTTCCAAAGACTAGTACATCCTTTTGGAATGTAGACTTCATTTTGAGTTTTATCTTTTGTATCTAGCAACAATGTAACCCATCCATCGTCACCCTGGGATATTCCAAGTTTTATTGGTTTATTAATGCTGTTTGTGTAAGATGCCCAACCAGCCTGCTGTCCTGAAGACGATAAAGAACTTAGTCCGTTTTGTCCAGATTGTCCTTTTTCTCCTTTTGGTCCCCTTTGTCCTTCTGGACCTGCTGGGCCAGGCAAGCCATCTTTTCCATCTTTACCTGCTGGTCCTTGCGGTCCTTGTGGTCCAGGAACTGGAAGAAAAGACAATGTATTTTCTTGATAGTTAGATGTTTGGCTTTGTTCTACTTGTGCAGCATAACTAGATTTTTTTGCACTAGGAAAGTCCATTGATTTAGAAGCAGCCATAAAGACATTATCTCATGATTATTTATTTACTTTAAATGTTTTATTTTTAATTCTAATTACTGGAGGCAACTCTGGCCTTGGAGTTGAAACTTTAACTACTGCCATTACAAACTACCTGTAACATCACCAATGACTGAAATAGTTCCAATCAAAGGAGTCCAAACTGTATCTGAGTCAATTGTAACTTGTAGATCAAAAGTTAATTCTGTTACTATTGCTTTGTAGCCAGTTCCCCATAGTGCTGTAACTGAAGATGGAGCCATTATATCTACATATCCTGTTCCACGTGAAACTTCCAGGGAATCAAGAGCATCAGACTGAGGATCATAAGAAGTAGCCTCAAAGGTCCAATCAGATGTATCAAAATATGTTGCTTCATCATCTTGCAAAAATTCCACACGAAGCGGAGAGGTGTCTCCCCTAACTATTTGCCATTTTATACGAGCAGGGTCTGCTCCAAATACTTCTGGTCCATGTGTAGCCATAATAATGATTATACCATAAAAAAGACTAATACCTTGATTGGTGGGTATAGGACAAACCAAGGTATTAGCCAGTAATAAATTATACCATAATAGACAAAATGGACATTAAAGTAAAGGTTTTATAATTGTTATACAATTGTTATAATAGACAATGTCCGATTTGTTACCATAAGTCTATTTTAGCCAGATTAGGGATAGTGTATACTTTAAATATATAAGAAAAAAGAACTATCTTTATAGTTTTAAAAGATATCTTATATATAGTATATATAGTTACTTAGATTTTGCAATATACTCAATAAGAATATCATACATGTGATCTAATTTGCGATCCATATCTTTACGTGTTTTGTCTGCTTCGTTTAGACGATTCTCTAATCTTGAAACTTGATCTTTTATCGATGATCCAGAATTGGGCTTAAGTTCGCTGAGATAATGTTTTACCATCCACTTGATTGCGAAGGCGATTGATGATACAATTGTAAGTATGGCTACTATAAGAGAAGCCCAGTCTTGTACTGTCATAATAAAATTATTATAAGGGGTATATTTAAAAAATGAAAACAGACATACTGGATACACTGGAGTATTCTAGGAATTTAATTATATCCCCCGACATGGATGGTTTTATGTCCGCAAAATTACTAGAGCGTTTTAACGGTTCGAAAATAGTGGGTTCGTACGACAAAAATATTTTATGTCTCGCCGACGGGATCAATCCAGAAGAATGCTTGTTCGTCGACTGCGATATGAATCGACAAGAGTATGTATCTCTCGGAAATCATATGCGACTATTAGAAGACAATATGTCAGTCGAGTCATTTAATCCGAATGTTCACTTCGGCGTTTCGACATATAGCGACAAGTTTCCTTTCGCAACCGCTTTTTTGATTTCGTTCGCAATAGAGGCTGACCTATCCGAACAAGACCTTATACGCATGGCTTTCGCTGATTCAACTCTCAAGAACATGGAGAGATACAGCGATAACATGCGAAACTGGTCAACACGGATGGAACATCCTGCAACAAAGTACATAATAGACAATTCGGACATTGCAAAAAGAAATGATGCACAAGCAAGGTTTGATTATGTTGATCAATCTTTTACATCAAAGCGTTATGGTAAGGCAAGGTACATAGATACCCTCAATAACGCCTTACAAGGGCAAGAGATGGCTTTTGAGGTACTAACTAATGGTACAAAGTATCTATGTGACAAAGTCGGTAAAAACACCCTTACAAGGTACAATAAAGACATCATATCTTATGCAGAAATATTCACAGGAGAGTATAGCGTTACCTATGACGAAGTGGTTGATTGGAATTGATTAACGTACCTTTAATTGCTAGTCGCTTTGTTCCATCAAAATCAAAAACAATTTTTATTTCAATTGCAAGTTATAGAGATCCTGATCTTGTAAATACAGTAACTAGCGCATACTATAATGCAAAGTATAGAGATAGACTATTTTTTTCAATTGTTTCTCAAGCCGATGAATCTGAACATCCTGATTTGTCTTTTATACCAGAGTCTCAAATCAGATATGTGAAATACCATTTTTCTGAAAGTAGAGGCGCATGCTGGGCTAGGGAGATTGTCTCTAGGGATATACATACTGATTATTTTTTACAGATAGACTCCCATTCTAGATTTATTGATGATTGGGATAAAGTAGTAACAGAAAACTATGTCGCCTGTAAAGATTACTGGCAATCTGAGATTGCGTTTACTATGCACCCAGAAGGATTTAGAAGAGATCACGAAACTGGAATAGAAGAGTTCTACGATTTTGAAAAAGTGCCAATGAGAGGGGCTATGGGGTGGAAAGATGAAGACACCATGCCTCAGCCATTTTGGTACGAGTGCGATTATTTTAAATATGGATATGAAGCATATTTTTTATGTGCTAACTCTTTGTTTTGTGAGTCAAAGATTATAAAAGAAATACCGTACGATAAAGAACTGTATTTTATTGGCGAAGAGCCAACTCTGGCCTTGAGGTTTTACACCAGGGGAGTTAAACTAATTAATCCATCGTTTCACTATATGTGGCATGCTTATAATGAAAACTATGATAGCGACAAAAGGGTTCTTCATTGGCAAGATCACTCCGAGTGGGGAGATATGAATAAAGATTCCTACTTTAGGGCTGCAAAAATATTATCTGGGGATACATCTCTGGGTGTCTACGGAATAGGTTCATATGAACTATACGAAAAATTTCAAAAAGAATCTGAAATTTCACTAAGTGACCAACACGATCATATAGTTGGCCCTTGGCTTTAGTTAGTGCTATAATATAACATACAAGAGAAAAGGAATGGGCATGACAAGAGAAGAAGTTATTGAAACTATGATCGATGTAGTAAATGTTTATAATATTGAATTACTAGCAGGAACTGGAATGCCTGATGAAGAAATTGAAAGAAACCTTATTCAACAGCGTCCAGCGCTAGAGCATATGTTTGGTTTGATCTATCAAACCTTTATTAATAGAGGCATTCTTAGTTAAGATTATTTGCCACAACTACAGCCAGAACAAGAGCAACCGTTTTGAGCAAGTAGGTTTGTATCTTCTGGTCGACCTAAGTCTTCCCAAAAAATCTCTCTGCCCATAGCATCTGTTTCGGCCATAGGTTTTGATTCAAACTCAAAGTTGTCGTTTAAAGCGTTTTCAAAATTGTCTAATATTCCCATGCTATCTATTATACACCAATTGCTTTGACACGTATGATAATAGGATCTTTAGGCCTATAGGATATTGTTGCAGTATGTCCTGTGTGATTGCTTGCTAAATCTACCGTGAATTTTTTAGCAATTTTGGTTAACATTATTCTCATTTCCATTAAAGCAAACTCTTTGCCGATGCACTGTCTTTTGCCAAACAAAAATGGAAAATATTCTCCTTTTGACAAATCTAGATTACCAAACCATCTTTCTGGTTTAAAGGTGTCTGGATCTTCAAAAACATCTTTGTTTCTATGTACGGCCAAAGAACTTAGCATTACATGTGTGCCAGTAGGTATGATTACTCCGTCTATTTCTACATCTTCCATCGCTACCCTGGATTCATTCCAAATAGGAGGAGACATTCTCAAAACCTCATTAATAAAAGCATCAACATTTTCTTCTCTAGAAATTTTTTCTTGCCAATTTTTATTTATCGACAAATAGTAGACTGCCCACTCCAATGCAAATGCAGTTGTTTCATATCCAACCAATAGCATAGTTATTGCTTCGTCGTACAGATCGTCAAGATCTATTTTTTTATTATTGTACGAATTGATGATGATATCTAAAAAATCATTTTTTATTTCTTTAGACTCTAATCTTTTGTCTACTATTTTTTTAGAAAACTCTCTTAACTCATCTCTTGACTTAAGCAGTTCGTCATCGTACACACTGTTAGCAATTTTATATGATGCTGTAGATACGTTTTCTCTTGCTTCCGTGAAATACTCGTCCATGCTTTCTGAAAAAAATATTTCTAGGATACTTTTGAAAACGAAAAACCCCATTTCCCTTCTAACATCTACTTCGTCAGACCAGTTAGAAAGTAAAGAGTCTATGATTGTAGATATTCTATTTTCATATTCGACCATATGATCGTTGTGGAATGTTGGATATATTTCTTTCT